AGCCAGTTTACCACTAAACCAACTACACTGGTAATTGGTCAGCGTGTGGCAAGAGGACATCTGCGTTTTATGAACATCGTTGATGCAGTATCAAGATTTGCTGACGCTCAAATTCAAGACGTACAATTTGCCAGCGGTGGCGTAACAGTAGCAGCCAACCAACCAACCTCGGTGACATTTACCATCAGATACGATCGCAGTGGTGCAGCTTCTGCATCAAACATACTAACATCTGTAACTAATTCTTCAACTGCTGTAAGCTCAACAGGCGGCAAAGGACTAGGAGTTGCTTCGTTTGCACCAACAACAGGCGGAGCGATTACTATTGATACAACAGCTAAAGCCTTGCGTTATTTGATCGGACAAGCAATACTACTGGCAATGACAAAACGTGTGCGTGTTTATGATGGCGGTCAGGGAGCTGAAATTGATGAAACAATTACAATTGCAGCACCAGACACTATTGGAGACATTTACGATGACGTTGCAGTAACACTAGTCGATGCCGCAGAAACGATCGATAGTTAATATAAACTAACAAACCAAATAGGCTCTCCGGAGCCTATTTTTTTCAGTAAATAAACATATGTCAAAATCCTTAGACGGCAATCTAATTAAGAAAGCCCATGCACCGATCCGGTACAATTTAGAAGAAGTCAAACACCTAGAAGCCTGTATGGATCCAGTCGGCGGTCCTTTATACTTTGCCAAAAACTTTATTAAGATACAACATCCTACTAGAGGGTCTATACCATTTGAACCCTATGGTTTTCAAGAACTGTTAATTGATGCATATCACACCAACAAAGAATGCATAGCCATGCTGCCGCGTCAGATGGGCAAGACCACGTGTGCAGTGGCATACCTATTGTGGTACACACAGTTCATGCCAGACGTACAGGTGTTGATTGCTGCACACAAGTACGAAGGCGCTCGAGACATTATGGATCGTTATAGATATGCCTATGAAAATTTACCAGACTTTATCCGTGCCGGGGTATATTCATATAACAGAAACACCATCGAATACGATAATGGTTCACGCATACAAGCAACTACCACAACTGAAAACACAGGCCGCGGCAAATCTCTTTCATTAATATATTGTGATGAGTTTGCGTTCGTGCAACCACCGGAAAAAGCCAAAGAGTTCTGGACTGCATTATCGCCAACATTGGCCACAGGTGGTAAAGCTATTATCACGTCAACACCTAACAGTGACGAAGATCAATTTGCTATGATTTGGTTAGAAGCCAACAAGCGGTTCGACGACTTCGGCAATGAAACCAAATTAGGTGTCAATGGCTTCTTTCCTTTCTTCGCACCGTGGCAAGAACACCCAGACAGAGACGAGGAGTGGGCTAGATTAGAACGTGCTAAGATCGGCGAAGAACGATTCCGTAGAGAGTTCGAATGTGAATTCTTGATCTATGATGAAACTCTAATCAACTCTGTGAAGTTGGTTGAACTTACAGGATCGGACCCTATGATGAACATGGGGCAGACACGTTGGTACAAAGAAATAAACCCCAGAGCCACATATCTAATAGCTCTAGATCCCAGCTTGGGCACAGGTGGAGACTACGGCGCCATACAGGTCTATGAAATGCCTGAAATGGTACAAGTAGCAGAATGGCATCACAATACCACTCCTGTACAGCAACAGGTCAGAGTCTTGAGAGAAATACTAAAATACATACATGAAAGAGGCGAAGAACAAGGTGGTGCACCTATTATGTATTACAGTGTTGAAAACAATACAATAGGCGAATCTGCCCTAATAGTGATCAACGACATAGGTGAAGAAAACTTCCACGGATTGTTCCTTTCAGAGCCCATCCGCAAAGGACACATACGCAAGTTCCGTAAAGGATTTAACACCACACATAGATCAAAGATATCTGCTTGCAGCCAACTAAAAAATATGATCGAAAACCACAAAATGACCATCCACTCTAAACCGTTGATATCTGAACTAAAAACCTATATAGCATCGGGGCTGGGGTTTAAAGCCAAGAGCGGGGAACACGACGATCTAGTCAGTTCAACACTGCTGATCATGCGTATGGCAGATGTGCTAGCGGATTGGGATCCACAGATCTACGACAAAATGACAGAAAAAATCACCGATGAATCTATGCCTATGCCGATCTTTGTCAGCATGGGTCTTTGATAAATATACTTATGGACGCAACAAATAACATAGCCACCGATTTATTCTACAAGGTACGCAGCCGCTTTGCTGGGCTGAAACTAGGAGCCGAAACCGGTGAGATCACAATCAATCCTGAACAGGCTAGATTCTTTGATTTTGACTACACAGAAGGGCAAACGCCAATAGGTCATGTCAGTATCAGCCTTGCAGAACCCAATAGCATAAAAGTGTATTTTTCTAATGGCATCACCGAAGGCATGGACGATGGACAGAAAACAAATTGGTACGGATTCTTGAAAGAATTGCGTCAATTTGCCAAACGCAGATTATTGAGTTTTGACACTAGAGACATTGCCAAAGACAATCTTGACAAACGAGATTATCAATTCCTTAGTCAGAATGCACAACCTAAACCACAGACAAATATGGTACAAAAACCAGTTGGAGAAAGCCTAATGAGTGAAAACATAATGAGCGAAAGCTCGATGTACGGTAGCAAAACAGTGAGCTATCAAAAATTAATGGACACACGTCTAATTATTAAACACAGCCAAGCAGTAATGGATGATACACAGCCAGGTGCTAGAACTAGAAATATTTCTGGACTATTTGTTGAAAACCAAGACGGCGAACGTTTTAAATATCCCTTTATTCATCTCGCTGGCGCCAGAGCCATGCAGCGTCACGTGGCTAACGGTGGCCTACCATACGATGAACTAGGCGCAAGCATTACTAAAATGAGTGAAGAAATCGCTCAGCTCAAGAGTTTTGGCAACTACGTAGTACGCAATGACCTAATGAACTCAGATACCAACTCAGTAGTTGAAAGAAGTACAGAGTATCTAAATCATCTAAGAGAACAGATTAAGGCATTGAGTAAACAAAGCCATTACGAGGCATACAAAGAAAACTTTCAGGCCTACGACAGCGAAGAAATTCCACAAGACGTAGTAGAAGATTTTAAACAAAAATTCACGGTCAGATCATTTAAAGAAGATATCGCAACTGTGTTTCCAGTCTTATACAGACTGATGAAAGAAGGAAACACCATAGGCTATGACGACATAGTCGCTATGACACAAGAAGAAATCAACAACGAAGACCTAACGGTTGAAACAGAAGACAATGACCCATTTGCTCAATTTGAAAACTGGGTCATGGGCCTAGGCGAAGACAGTGCAGTGACCAGTGAAGACCCCGAAGAACAACAGGCAGCATTACAAGGTCTACAAGAACTAGTAGGACAACACTTCCCAGCGGGAGTTGATGGCACCAATGCTATCGAAAGCCTCAAAGGATTGATTGAAGATCCGGAACTATACAAGCGAATCAAAGAACAGGCAGCACAAGATCCAGATGCATGTGTGAGACCATTGATCAAAGATTGGTTGGAATTTAATGCACCCGAAGCACTAGAACAGTTGGATTTTGGCGACATGGTGGATGACCCGGAAGCAGCCCAAGGAGGTGACCAAACTGCTCCGGAAGCGGAACCAGCACCAGTTGATCCAGCAGCGGCTGTACCTGCAGAAGAGCCAGTACCGCAGGAAGCTGTGGATCCAGACAATCCAAGAGACTACGAACGACCAGCAGTGGATCGTAAGAAGTCAGGACAATCACCACTGACTATGAAAGATATAGAATACAAGGATGACAAGCCAAAACGTGATTTTGAAAAGAGAAAAGAAAGATTGAACACTGAAGAATTAGCAGAGTTTATTACATCATTTTATGATCGTGATACAGGCACATTCCCCAAAGGCCCAGAAGGCGTTGCTATTATGGTAGGCAAAAAGTTTGGTGAACAGGCTGAACAAGTTGCTCGCAAATTTGTAGAAAGAATGGCACCACAACAACAAGATCCACAGATTGCAGAACTATCACGTATTAGAGAATTGGCAGGCTATTAAAAGTTTCGTCGCAGTTAGATCGGGCACTTAGGTGCCCTTTCTTTTGGCTAAATGAAATCAAACTTTTATGTAAACGTTTAGTCCTACTAAAGCGTTATATATATACGTAGGGAATATTCTTTACGTAAAAACAACCTAAAGGAAACTTTAAAATGAAATCAATCGCAATCGTAGTAGCATCATTGTTCGCTGCAACTGTATTCGCTGCAGAACCAGCTAAGGCTCCTGCTACTCCAGCAGCACCAGCTAAAGTAGAAGCCAAGAAGGAAGAGAAAAAGCCTGCAAAAAGTGAACCTGCTAAGAAAGAGCCAGCTAAAGCAGACGCAAAAGCCGCTACTCCAGCGAAGTAATTTTGGATTAGATGATAGTGACTTCATCGTTGATGATGAAGTCACATTTGGCCGCAATCTAAAGGCTCGAACCTTTGGTAAGGTAGTTGATGAAGATGAACTATCGGACTATGTAAAGTTTAGATTATGGCTAGCTAGGCAACGGGCAATGGCGAAGTATAAGGAAAAGTGGGCTTGACCCGCTTTTTCTTTTGGCAAAATAAAATCGAAAAACTAGCAGATAATCGTTGACCTTGATAAATAAAAAGCGCATAATAAAACGTGTGCATAAGGCATATAAACATTTTAGGCATAACATAGGAGGCATTTAAAATGGCAACATTATCAGAAATCCGTGCTAAACTTCAAGAAGCACAATCAAAGTCCACAGGACAATCCACCGGCGGTGGAGACAACGCAATTTACCCACATTGGAACATGCAAGAAGGCAAAGAAGCTGTCGTACGTTTCTTACCTGATGGCAATCCCAACAACACATTCTTCTGGGTAGAACGTGCAATGATCAAACTGCCGTTCGCAGGAATCAAAGGCGAAACAGACAGTAGGTCAGTTCAAGTGCAAGTTCCTTGCGTGGAAATGTACAACGACGGCACAGCATGTCCAATCCTTTCAGAAGTGCGTGGTTGGTTCAAAGACAAGAGTCTAGAAGAAATGGGTCGTAAGTATTGGAAAAAGCGTAGTTACATTTTCCAAGGCTTTGTTGTTGAAGATCCACTCAAGGAAGACAAACTCCCAGACAACCCTATCCGTAGATTTATCATCGGACCTCAGATCTACGCTATTATCCGTAGCGCATTGATGGATCCAGAATTGGATGAGTTGCCAACAGACTTCTTGAAAGGTCTTGACTTCCGTATTGCTAAGACATCGAAAGGTGGCTTTGCTGACTACTCTACTTCAAAGTGGAGCCGTCGTGAGCGTTCGCTAACAGATGTAGAATCTGCAGCAATAGAATCACATGGTCTGTTTGATCTCAGCGGATTCTTGCCAAAGAAACCCACTGATGTAGAACTCAAGGTCATGAAAGAAATGTTCGAAGCTTCTGTAGATGGTGAAGCTTATGATATGGAACGTTGGGGTCAGTATTTCAAACCAGCAGGTATGAGTCAAGCCACTGGAGATCCTAACAAGCCAGCTGCCAGAGCAGCCTCTGCACCAGTCGATGAACACATTGACGATACCCCAGCCCCAGCAGTTAGTGCTGCTCCAGCTGCCGCAGCTCCCGCAGGTGACAACAGTCGTGCGCAAGACATCCTTGCCATGATTCGCAATCGTCAGAAGCAGTAAGACTAAACATAGAGTGTGGGGCAACTCACACTCTATTCTCAACAGGGTAAAAAATAATGGCAAGAACACAAAAAATTAATGAGAACTTCTCTCTGAGTTTTAACAGTAGAGAAGATCAAACAGGGGACACTGTTGCCGATATCGATGTTAGATTCGACAACCCCAAGGACGATTCTGTTATAATTAACAGATTAAACACATGGCTAAAAGCAATCGGTCGTGAAGACATTGTCGTAAGTCCGAAGAAACTATCAAAGGGTGATCTATAATGGCAAAAGCATTTGATATTTCTAAATTTAGAAAGTCAATTACTAAATCTATCGACGGTTTAAGTATTGGCTTCAATGACCCAACTGATTGGGTCAGTACCAACAACTACGCATTAAACTATCTTATCAGCGGATATTTCGATAGAGGTATTCCATTAGGCAAGGTAACTGTGTTTGCTGGCGAGAGTGGTGCAGGTAAGAGTTTTATCTGTTCAGGTAACCTAGTTAAAAATGCACAAGCACAAGGCATTTATCCTATCTTGATCGATACAGAAAACGCACTTGATGAAAAATGGTTACACGCACTTGGAGTTGATACAAGTCCAGACAAGTTGTTGAAACTTAACATGGCTATGATCGATGATGTAGCAAAGACTATCACAGAGTTCATTGCAGAATATAAAACAATGGATGAAGCAGATCGTCCTAAGATCCTGTTTATCATAGATTCGTTGGGGATGTTACTGACCCCCACTGATGTTAACCAGTTCCAGGCTGGGGATATGAAAGGTGACATGGGCCGTAAACCCAAGGCATTGACAGCACTGGTTCGTAACTGTGTTAATATGTTTGGCGCTTACAATATTGGTATGGTATGTACTAATCACACATACGCAAGTCAAGATATGTTTGACCCAGATGACAAAATCTCAGGCGGTCAAGGTTTCATTTATGCATCTAGCATCGTTGTTGCTATGCGTAAATTGAAATTGAAACTTGATGCAGATGGTAATAAGACTACAACTGTACAAGGTATTCGTGCAGCCTGTAAGATCATGAAAACTCGTTACGCAAAACCATTTGAAAGTGTGCAGGTTGAGATTCCTTATGAAACAGGTATGAGTCCATATAGTGGATTAGTCGACCTGTTTGAAGCCAAAGGGTTGCTCAAGAAAGAAGGTAACAGCCTTGTATACATTACCAAAGACGGTGAGATCATCAAGCAGTTCCGCAAGGCCTGGGAACGCAATGAGAAAGACGGACTAGACATTGCAATGGCAGACATTTCTAAACACGGTGAAATTTCCACTTCTGAGATAACTACTACAGTTGAACCAGACTTGGAGGAAGCTCAATGAAAGAAGATTTAATTGCTGATCTATGGCATGTGGTAATTGGACATATTCCTGAAAAACAAAGACCGGATGTGGCCACTGATTTCGTAAACACATTGTTGGATTATGGTATTAAAGAAAGTGTGTTAGATAGTCTACAAGGAGTTGATCCTTTTCTCGACGAAGCTATCACATATGCTATCGACGGTGAAGAGATCGAAGAAGATGTAGACAGCTACGATGAAGAGGAATAAATGAATTGGTACGACAAGGTTAGTAAAGATATAAGCAACATTCCAGATGCTGCGGCCTATTATGAAGCTGAGTTAATCGAAGCAAAACAAGATGTCCGCATAGC